TTGACCATTACAGACCCGACTAACACAGCTCTCGTGTCTCGTCCATAGAGTATGGTAAGAAGTTTACATAACATAGGACACTCCATTTGTTTTGTGCGTAACTTATGATTGTTATTCAGTGAACCCACGCGAACTGCCGGTTGACATATATGTGGCATAATCCAAAACTACGCGATTACTGATGTGTTCATGAATAACTTTCATAAACTAATTATCGTTAAAATATCCTACTAGGTTTACAACGTATCGTACGTTTGTAACACCATAACACCGCACAACTCTTGATCCGGCATCAATATATACGGTGTTACCATCATGTAATTGATCTTCAATCAAGTCCATTGGGGTTGGACAATCATCTGGCAACACTGCAACAACTGGATTATTATTTGTCTTCTTAAAGTCTAAGTGAATAATACCAAAGCTATTTTTGATGTTACATTTACGCAAGCCAGGAGCAGTATTGTTATTCCAAGGTTGGGCACCATTTTGGAAAGTAACAAGGTATGATCTTGAGGTCTTCTTGGTGCGCAGTTTACCATTAACTTCTTCAAAGTCATCATTGTGTAAAGCATCTCTATGTACTACTTTCATTACAAACCTCTTAGTAAAAAGGCTGGGTCACCCCAGCCCAGTTGGTTATTATGCCGCAGGTAATAAGTAACCTTTGGAATTACCTGCGAAGTCTTGTACTTCTTCACCTTTAAGAACTTCAAGCATTGCTGCTTTACCTTCTGCAGATTTCAAGAACTCTAACACAGCTGCTTTGAACTCTGGAAGAGTTTTGATTTCAGTGAAGTATTCAGCCGCTGACTTAGGCGCATCGACAAACTTAGCTAAGTCCGCTTCAACAATATCACCGTTAGATAACGTTAATTTTAATTTGTTATCTTCAGTGATTTCTGCACCTTGTAATTTCACGTCAATAGCTTGTGCAGGTAACGCTAAACTTACTGTGGTGTCATCTAACAACGTGAATACGATGTTATTACCTTGTACGACCGCAGATTTAAATGCGTTCATACCGTTTAATTTGCCGTCAGGACCGATTGATAAGAACTTACCGACTTCATTGTTGTGGAGAACTTTCATCACCATTTTTATTTACCCCATCTGTGTATGTTGGACCAATTACCGAGTAGTGCTCTTCACCGTCGAACCCAGTCACCGGGAGAAGTGAAGAATCTAACAAGGCTTGTTTACGTTGTAATTCTTCAACCTGTTTAACCAGGTCTCCGAGATTGGAGATGTTTTGTTTCAATGAGCCATCTACCACGCTCATTGGTGCACGGAAATACGTGCAATCACTTAATGTAACAATCACCTCGTCACCAGCACTTGTAATGTTGGTAATACGACGATCATCACAATGATTTAGTGGTCGGGGAGCCTCACCGTTGCAAGATTGGCATCCAGCCACACGAGTACCTAAACGCATAGTTGTCTCCTGTTATGGTAATTTGGTTGGGAACGGTTCGTCCGTTGTCCACACCATTGCCTGTGGACGAAGGTTTGTAGGGCCTACATCTGGGATCCAGTCGTTTGACGGATTGCCTGTAGCACCTTCTTTATACGGAGTAAACCGCATAAAGTTAGCGTCCTTGACACCTCCTACGTACACACCCGCGACGGGTTTGTTCGTATCGTCGTCGAACAACTGGAAGTTTAACGAAACACTTGCACGAAAACCCTCTGGGATGCCACCTTGACCGATTACTTCAATACGGGCAGGTTGACGAGAGTAAAACCCATTTTCTTTCTTACCAGCATAACCGAACAAGTCAAAAGACAGTCCACCCATAAAACAATACACCGTATTGTTAATACGTTGCAGTTTAATATAAGCGTTAGGTTTTAAGCTCTTAGTATTCTTCAGTGTGATTAAACCAGTGTTACCATAAACTACGATCCATTTGCCATTTACGCGTTGCCAAAGATAAGCACCTACACCAGCACCATCTGTAGACTGATACATCATACCATCGTGTTCAGTACCCTTGATAACACCGCCAGTCGTATCAGGCTTATCTGGTCGACCTGGACCGATGAGTGCATTAGAAGTGTAGGCGACTTCTAATTTATTATCAGAATTGAGAACAATCGTCTTGTTATCAATATCCGATGGTGTAGCAAATTTAGTTGCCATATTTACTCCTAATACCGCCTAGAAATAGGCGGTTATATGTTAAGCAATACCTTTTGCTGTCCATTTAACTTGGATGGTTTTAGGCTCACTAGCGTTTGCTGTACCATATACGACTAAGGTATTTTCATCCAAACGGGCAAATGCAAATTCACCAGTCAATACGGCAGGAGACGCAGAGACATTGATTGCTGTGACTTGGAAATCAAGTGTTTTTACGAATGGTAATTCCACACGTTGCACGCCCTCGATTACACCTTCTTTTACAGAAGTTGCTTGCACTTCTACAATGCCACCTACTTCTTTAAGACCATTGCCGTACTCGATTTCGTAGTGGCTTTGGTCGCCTTGCACCTTAACAGGGGAAAGCACTTGGCTTTCTGGGATTTCGATTACTGTTTCATAACCGTTGATGTTTACTACTTGTTTCAATTTACACCTCCAATGCAAATCGTGCAGTATCTACCATAATAGACGTATTATCAGTCGATACAGCTCCTGGAGACACTGTGACAGTTACTTGGTTATTTTTTGATACAATACTAAACACACCTTGTGACCATGTTTTATCTTGAATACGTCCATATGTAGCACGAAGCACGTAGGTGCCTGGTGCGTTGAATATCACATTTTGTGATGGACGCTTGATCGGGAGATCATTATGTGCATTATATGACCCAACAATAGTAACAGGTGATATAACATTTAAATTTTTTGGGGGTTTTCCTGTCGAAAACTTAGGATTTACAAAATGTATTTTAGACTCATCCCCAGACACCCGTTCAAATTCTAGTTGTGCTACTATAGGCACAGTAGGTACGTTAGCTATACGAATATACTGAAAATCACAGTTTGATCCACGTGGCTTGACCCCGAGGATGATTAAGTGATTAAGCACGTTATCTATTGTGATGGTTTTAGATTGCATGTTTACAGAAACGCCATCCATATTACTGTTAGGTGCAGATACATTTTTATAGCCATGGCCATCATTGTCTCCAATACCAAAGTCCTCATCAATAGAGTAAAAATTACCTTCGGAGTCAACAACTGTACCATATGTTCTTCTATGTACTTCTTTACGATAACATACTACAGTACCTATTTCCTGTTTACAGCGCAGTGAAATACGACTACGGTTGGTATATAAATTTGTTCTACCACCATCTTGCCCAGAGTCATCAGTCCCGCGCTTTATTGATTCGTCCAATGGGCCAGACATAAATATAGGTTTATTAGTATCTACATCAACAAATTCCAAGGCTGGGCAGGCTACAGTAGGTGTATAATTTATGTCTACAGGTGTTTGTACTGACAATGTTACAGTTGCCTGGTTATTGTTATCCTGTAAATCAAGGGTAGTGTTTGGGTTTACAGATGCACCAAACTGTAATGAACCAGCCGCATTTGCAGTAACGGTGAAGGTAACTTTTGCTGTGCCACCCGATTTAAGATTCTTAATCTTATAAACGAGATCAGAAACTTTCTCAATTACTGCACCTGCAGATGCAGATGAATTGAAGTTTTCAAGCGTGTAATTACCTAACTGTGGCTTAGTAATAACTAAGTCAGTTAAGGCATTTTCAGCTTCTGCTGAGTTAGTTACAGTTACAACTACATTATAAGAGTCACCAACTAAGCCAGACAACTTGTTAGCTGCCATTGATACACCAACTTCTTGGAATAGGTTTTGCACTGGTACTAAGCGTTTACACTCACCATCTTGACTTGCAAGGAGTGATGTACCTTGTTTCCACTGTGCCAACGGCAGGCTCGCTACTTGTGCACAATCGAAACTGTCACCTTTTGGACCTTGCGGACCGACATCACCGCGATCACCTTTAAGACCAGGAGGACCTTGAAGACCTTGTGGACCTTGCGCACCATCAACGCCTTGACGACCGTCTGCACCCTTCGGACCTTGTGGACCCACATCACCGCGATCACCTTTAGGGCCCGGAGGGCCTTGAATACCTTGTGGACCTTGAGGGCCACGCTCACCATCAACACCTTGGCGACCATCTTCACCTTTCGGACCCGTGTCACCCTTACGGACTGGGTCGATGGTAACAGTCGAGCCATCAGCATTAGTTACAGTAACGGTGCCGTCCTCTGCCTTAGTTGCAGTGGTTGGATTCACCATCACTTTTGTACTGACGTCACCAGACACTAAGGTAGCTGAACCATCAGCAGCTGGCGTGATTTTGAGTTTTGGTACAGTTACAGTAACACCGTTGGTGCCTGTAATATCGTACCCTGTATCTGTCTCAACTGCTGTAGCTGTGATTGTTTTTAACATAGCAGCTAAGTCAACACGGAATACGTTATTATCAGCCATTGTGAATGTAATAACAGTACCTTTTACAGCAACGTCTTGGAGATATTTATCTTGGATAGCCGTAGAAGTACACGTTTTTGTTCCATCGTTAAAGAGTAAACAAATTTTACCCTCGTTCATTACGATGCTTTCTACTTCTTTAAAGCACAACGCACCTTCTTCTGCTAACTGACAAATTGCTGACGCAAGAATGTCACATGTTACTACACGGCCATTACGCCAGATACGTTGTTCGTTACAGTCTACGATACCTTCTTGCAGTTGACCTGCTTCAATCATTTGACGGATCAGGTCTTTGACAATCAACTCAATATTGCCAAGAGATGATCCGCAACCTTTTCTGCAACCCATAGATACCTACCTATTGTTGTTTGATTGCACGAGCAATTAAGCCCACCACACCAAGAGCAGTGATTACGTAAGGACGTAAGTGCTCAGGCACGAAGTTACTTACCACGCTGAATTGGTCAGACAACACAGGGGTTACAGTGACGGCACCGAGCACCCAAGTTGACCAAGAACGGATATAGTCTTTAAATTTAAAAAATTGCATTGCTTAACCCTCCACGAGTTCAAAATGCGGTCCATCAATAAAGGCTTTGTTGCCTGTCTTTCTTCGTGCTGCTGTGTACTCTTCTGCCATTTGTTTTGGTGTCCGAGTGTCTGTGTTCAGCATGCACCAGCACCCGCCCCAGCGGACTTTTACACCGAGTTCTTTTGCAGCTGAACGCATTGCATCAACAATCGGGTAGAAGTCTTTTAAGTCCCAGCTAGTTGGATAAGGCACTAAGTCAACTGCATGTGCATAACCATCTTTCTGAGCAAGGTGTTTACTGTTCATTGTTTGTGATACACCCTTTTTCACATTGGCTTGCTGAGTAGCATGGGAGCGTAGTCCCTCTGATACTGCGAAGTCTGTTGTTGAGAGTTCTAATGCTCGCTCAACAACTTTGCGAAGTTGTGGGTGTACAGTGGAGAGTTGGGATTGGGATTTTTTAGATAACTTAAAACTCATCAGAGTCCCCATATTTGTTTTTGGGGGAGGGGTTCTAATGGAGACAGTATAGCGGTTCTGTTATCTGGTGTCCAGTCTTTCACAACAGGCAAAACACCCTCTCCTAACGAGCTAGATATAGGGCCTTGAATAGCACCAAGTGATGCACCTGCAGTTGTAATATAGGCTGGCACATTTCTGTCACCAGTCTTCTCGTAGTAATCACGGTTTACTTCACCTGCTCCATCCAGTGCACCGACCACCATTGGTGCTGGTAACACTTTAGGGGCGACAGTCAATAACTTACCGCCTTTGCCCACTGCACCTGCAAATGGGATAAATCCTGGTGCGACTTCTTTTGTAAAAGACATTGATGCACCATACGGATGGTCTGCTGTTGCCATGCTTAATGCAATGCCGTACGGGTACCCAGCTTACTGATAACGGTTGATTGCTTCGTCATACAGTCTGTTTTGTTCTTTTGCAAGTGGGCTGTATGATTGTTCAATATCGTGTGACCAGTCGTTTAGTTTGTTAGATACCACATTACCAGTAGAGAGTGCATCGCCAATGTTAGCCCCCATTTGCAGTGCACCTGCTCCGAAGGCTTTTCCGTGGTCTGTCACGACAGTGCCAAACACCTCAGCAGGAGCGTTTCTGCGCGCCATAGACGCTCGGTCCATTGGGATGTATGTGCCTACCATTTTATTTCACCAGCATTGCCACTAAGCCACTAAGTAAACAACCAAACAACACACCACGCCAGAATACACAGCACGGGCATTTAATGGTCACGGATTTTTGACCTTCCTCAACTGGAAGATCTACATCGGGGGCTTTCACTACATTGATTGCCCACTCGGTGAACTTGCCGAGTGGGGATTTGTAGTAGCAAAATACCTTCTTCATTGGAGATAATTCACTCATTAGTCTACTCCTAATTCATCTAATCTTCGCATAAACTCACCGTAAATTTGGTTGCGTTTAGCATAAAGTGCGGCAAGTTTTTCTTGCACCATAAAGAGTTCTTGTGGGTTCTTGTCTTCCGTCATTCGCAACTGTTTCTCACGTTGTTTTAACGAGTTGACTGAGTTCCCTTCCTCGTCCTTGAATTTTAACTCATTGCGTAATTCTTTGTCCAACGCGACGAGTTCTTGATACTCTTCAGGGAGATTGCTCGCACCTGTGAGCATGTCATCTACAGACTCACCAAGTCTGTATCGTTTACGGGCTTCTGCAATACGGTTTTGGACTTCTTCTTGAAGTGCAAAGCTGTTGTATTCTGCAGTTTTGCCTTTGAATACTGCCGCACCCATCGCAGACATCAGATCTCCGGATTTCGCATATTCTTTATTCGCTGTCTTCACCATTGTGTAGAAGCCACCAAATAACTGAGCCTGTAAGTCTTCAACTGACCCTGGTGTGATGTCAACAAAGCCATTTGTCGCTCTGTTCATCGCATGGGCTACAGCGATAGAGAAGTCACTGTCTTTGTCACGGAATTTGACTGCGTTAGGTCCATCTGTAATCTCACGACCCTCCTCATCGAATTGACGTGGGATTGCGTCACGGCCAAAGAAGTCAGTACCTTTCATACGAAGTGCTGGAGCCTGTAAGATGGTCGGTAATACTGCGTACATTGAGTCAAATAACGCGTCGCCAGTCTGTGACGGAGAGAATGGGGTAAGCCCTTGAATCGCACCATCCCACGCTTTCTTAACAGCTTGACCTACTGTGTAGTTTCCGGTGATTAACCCGGTGAACGCTAAGATACCGTGTGTATATGGTCGTAACCCGTGCTCAACTGGGATTGCAAGGCCACCGTCTTCTGATGTACCTACCCAATCACCGATCCCTTTAAGGCGGAAGAATTTTGACTTACCGTCGTCATCATCACCTGCAGAGCCAGCCATAAGTGCTTGCATTGCCAACAAGCCCCCAAAGATACTCGCCATCTTAATCCCTGCCATGCCATAGCGAGGGTTAAATGAACGAATTGAGTTAGGTAAGCCCACCATATTGGCGTTCCAGAACATAAACACATTACGCTCAAATTGGTTACCAAGACCTTTGTTTTGGAAGTTCCCGGTGATGTTTTTTGAGCCTTCTGTTGCAAGTGCACTTACTTCTGGGTTATTGGCCAAGAATTGTTGCAAGTCTGCCTCTGAAGTGAATTTGCGTCCTGCCTTATGCTCAAGGAATGTCATCCACGTCGCATAACGGATTGCATCATCTGATGAGTGCATAAGGTCCATATATTTCTTACGTCCACTAGTAAGCCCTTGTTTAGCCTTGCCAAACATATCTTTACTGCCAAACACATCAGCGTCTAACGCATCACGTGTTGTATCAAGGTCGAACTGTGCAGAGTGCCCCACCCCACCGTGCTTGCGGTACATTTTATAACGCCAGTCTGCCTTCTCCATGTCATAGCGAGACTTCAAGATCATGCCAAGACTCGAATAGGCTTTAGCAATGGTTTTAAAACTCAATGCCATGTGCTCACTGTCTGTCAACCCTGAACGACCACGGAACGCTTGTTGGTGACCAAGTAACGCCTGTGTGCTGTCTCGCAAGATGGACGTGATGAAGAACGCTGGGGTCTGTGTACGCACTTGCGCATACCAGCGTGTCAAGTTGCCCACAGAACGAAGTAAACTGAAGGTACTATCATCACGCTCAACGGCATCACGGTGTCGCTGTAAGTTCTTAGCCAAGAATGGGTCAATAATCGTCGCTGTGTACTTATTACCATTTTCAAAGAATGTAATGGTGTTACCCTCTACGAGACCTTGCGCACGTTGTTGGTATTTACCTTGGTCGGTCTTACTGATTTTTGTCGCATTGAAACGGATAAAGCCATCAATCGGGTACTCAGCCAATGTCTCACGTAGCTCTTGCATTAACAACGAGTTCTCTGCTGACTTCAAGCGTGCCTTCGCATTAGAGAAGAAGTGTGTCATTGGGCTGTCTGCCTTCGTCACACGACCTGTTCCCTTCTTGAAGAACGCTGTTGCATCATCACTCTCGTTGCGTAGTGGCACGTAGAATTTACCATACGCGAGGTTATATGCCTGCTGAGTCATACGCCCTGCCATCAGCTCCATATCTAGCACTTGGTTGTTATAACGGATAAACTCGTCTTTCAATTGTTGTGCAAATTGTTGCTCTGCAGGTGACAATGTTGCCAAGAATTTTGAACCGTCTGGGTCTTGCTCTGGCTTGCCGTTCGCATCTAAATACCAGAACCCAGTCAAGTTATCCGTCACTTTACGGCGACGACCTGTAAGTGGGTCGATTGGCACGTTTTTGAATAGTTCACCCTGTCGGTCTTGTGCACGCATTGCATAGAGGATGTCGTCAATCTTCTCTTTAGTCAGACCACTCTCACGCATTAACTTGTGGATTTCACGCTCCATTGAGTACAGCGTTGCCTCACCAGTTACAGGCTCACCACTGATTTGGTATTCAAAGTCTTGACGAATATTGTCAAGTTTACCTTGCAAGGTGTCACGAATGTCTGCACCGTGAATGTTTTGAATTGCCTTCTCAATCTGTCCTAAGAACATTGAAATACCTTGCTGGCGGATTTGTTGGCTCAACATTGTTCCGGTGAGCTGACGCACTGGCCACACTAACTTGTCATCTGAGCCACCAAGCACACGGTTCAACATAGACCAGAACTTATACATAGGTGGTGAGAAACGTTGCAAGTGACTCATCATGTCTTTTGGTGGACGTTGGATCACGTGGTCTTTTTCAACCTCACCTACCCACAAGCCATATTTCTTAACAAGGTTAGAAAGCTGGCCAAAAGTCAAATTCTCAACCAGTTGTGGCACACCGTTTACATCATCGTAATGAAACGACCACGTACCAGTTTGTGCATTCAAATACCCTACTGGCTTGCCACGGACAAACTGGTTGTCTGCACGATAGCCATAGTGATAAACCGTTGGACGTTTTTGTTTTGTTGAGTTAGTAATACGTTGGTCTAAGAACAACGACTTATTCACATCACTTGCAGCTTTACGAATATCTAAGGCTTTTGCAACTGTATCAATCACGCCACGAAGACCGTTGAAATTAGGATCGACTGACTGAATGTGCTTAGTCAATTCATCCAACATGTTAAATTCTTCGTTCGTATTAGGATCAACCCATTTCTGTGCATCAAGCTCGACAAGCGTGTTGATGAACTCTTCCACGTTTACTTGGTTTTGGCGTTGTTCTTTTGCAGTTTTATTACGCTCTACTGCAGTAGTAAGTGCGGTGTCAGCGTCAGTGTCAGCTTTGTTCGCCTGTTGTAATGCTGCCTCTTTGTCCTTATACACTTGTTTTGCTTTATCAAGTGCTGCCTCTAAGCGTGTGCGTTCTTTCTCACTACCTTGATGTTCATCAAGGGCTTGTTGAGCTTTTGCTAAATCTTCTTTGGCTTTATTGAAAGATGTCTGCGCTTTGATACGTGCAGTTGAGGCTTTCTTACGTGCAGCGTTTGCGTCACGTTGAGCGTTTGACTCAGGTGTGCCCATAAACGGTGGTTTATAAGTAGAGTCGTTTTTGTGTGCTAACAGTGCTGCAGCTGCCTCTTTAATCTGTTCGTCATAACGACCAGTAGTGTCAGATACAATCTCTCCTAGTTTCTTGTAGGCTTTGCTATATGAGCCTCCTGCAGAGAACAGGTTGACCATCACGTTATACGCTGCAGGGAGTTCTCCCTCTAAATAGCCAAGATGGTTTTGTGAAATAGCCCAGTGCAATAATTCGTGCACAACCGTACGGTGGAATGATGAATCATCTGCCAACGACTCGTTAATTTCTAATGTACCGATGCCATCAGATTTATAGAAATAACGTGCTTGCACATCTGTATTTAGGTTTTTAATTGCTACTACGTTTGGTAATGGCACAGCGTTAGCGATTGGCGCACCTTTACTGTTTACGCCATTAGCTAGGTTGATTAGTGCTTTAACCAACGGATGTTTGTGGTAACCAGATTTAGGGTCGTTGTAAATCAACTGCAAAAAGTCTTTTAACCCAGTCTTATTGCCATATCTGTCAGTCTCTTGGATTTTGGCAATAAGCTGTTGAGCATTAAAGTCATGCACTGACGACTGCACAACTGCCTGTGCCACGTTTTGAGTCTGTGGCTGTGTCATCACACCAACTGTACCGTCCGGTGGTGTATTAGACGTGTTAGCCGCTAAGTTCTGAACTGCCTGAGTACCAAGTTGCTGAATCTGTTGTTGTGCCTGTGGTGCACTTGCTGCCAAGTTATTCACCGCCTGCTGGCCTTGTTGAACCACAGAGGTAAGTGCAGGGATGTTCACATTGTTGGCATAAATCAACACACCATTAGGCGTATGAACAACCTCAATGCCTTGTAATGCGTCACGGGCTTGTTTACCGACAGAACGTAAGAAGTCACCTGATTGTGTTCCCCACAAAGGTTTAGGCGTGTAATTATCACCCGTTTTGATGGCCATGTCTGCCTGAGACAGCTGACTGGAAAAGAACTCCCCACCGTTTAGTTTGCTACTAAACGCTTCACCCAATTTCTCCATGTATGGAGATGGTTTAGGGAGTTGGTCGCCAGATGTCAATGCAGCTAATGTGCTGTCAACGTATGCCTTAATTTGATCCAAGTCAATTTTAGTGCCACCGTTCAACCCACTATACATGCCAGGGTTTTTGGCAAGATCTTCCTGTAAGTTTTGTAATTGCTGGATAGGGTTTTTCGTATAGGCGGTTTGCGTAGGCGCATTGCCATTAAACAGGGTAGGTTTAACTGTCTGTTTAATTGCGCCCACAAGATGTGTAATTTGTCCAGCCTCATCCTGTGTAATGTTACCGAATATACGACTGTTCACATCAACCGGGTTTACTTGACCTAGCGCACCGCTCGCCAATTCATTTGCAGATTGGCTGAGTGCGTCAACCACGTTAGTAAGTTCTACCTGGTTCACATAACGTTGCGACTGTTGAGGGTTTAAGAAGTTGCTACCACGCTGCTGTGTAGGTGACATATTTTGTGCACGTGACCACCCACTAATATTTTGATTAAGTTGGTTCAATGCGATAGCTGGGTTTTGTTTGTACACGGCGTCAAAATCTGCCATCCATTGTTTACGTGTTGCATCATCTACACCTGCGTTTTTCGCATGATCAACTGCACGTTTTACATTATCGTAAAAGCGAGTTTCCATCACAGGATCTGTAAACGCGTTGTGTTTAGTTGCCTGGTAACGGGTAGACTTAGGTGCGGCATTAGTGAAGTACCGACCAACCGTTTTTGTTAACTCAGCTTGGTCACGAGAGACAATTTTTTCAAGTGCATTAAGATGGTCTTCCGCAATTTGTTTTGCCATAGAATCTTGTGCGGTTGATAAACGGTTTCTCACATTTGCAATGGATGCGTTCAAGTCTTTTGTATCAATTCCTGTTGCATCACCTTGAATACGGATTAGCTGGTCTTTGACAGCTTGACGGTCAGCGTCAGAGAAACGTTTTAGACCATCTGTATTTGTGCTAATACCACCAATGCCAGTCTTCTGGTTTTGGCTCAATGTGGTTAGTGCAGGGATAGCTTTTTTGCCTTTAGCAAGACCTGTAACACCGTCAAAAATATAAGACTTGTCTGCGTCCACCAGCATTGTTTGCAAGTCATTGACAGCACTCAAGTCACCGTTTTTCAATCTATCTTGAATGTCAGCAAGTTCTTGTTCTATGTTGGCGTCAACACCTTCAGCACTTTGAATGGTATTGTCTAGTAGTGACACCACATCTGCATACGCTTTACGGTCTTTTGTAGTCGGATTGAAATACGTATGAAGTGGATCGTAAGATATACCGTATTGTTTATTCGCTACATCAAAACCAACATCATTCTCTAACTCTTGTGCGGTTTGTGTGAATAATCCGGTAGGATCTGCTGAACGCTGAATAGTAGACTGTTGACCACCTTGCATTGCTTGTTGCGCTTGGTTCTGTGCTGCAATCGTTGCCTCTGCTTCTTCATATCGCTCTTTAGGGGTTGCCTTAGCAGAGTTAGCATATAATGCTTGGAACTCTGGTGATTGCTGCGCTACACGTGCCTCATAATCCTCGTTCTCATACTGTTGTTTATATGCGTTAGCTGTCTCGTCATGGCGGTAGCTATTTTTTAATACATCAACAGTTGAATGCGGTACTTTGGCTCCAAAACCAACCAAACCCTCGAACATTGCCTGAGTTAATTTGGCTTTTTCTTCTTCTGGAGTAAGTTCACGAATTGTGCCGTCTTGGTTAACTTGACGAGTGTTCTCTTCATTCCAAACGGTCGCGCCTTCTTGCACGGCCTCACCTGAAGATTTCACTCCTACTTTACCAACACCTTTAATCAACCCTACACCACGTGTAAATAATCCAGGACCAGTGACTTGGTCACTCGCTACCTTGCCACCGTGGGTAGTAATAATTTTAGCAAGCTCAGCTGCTGATTTGTTTATTGACGCATTTGGGATTTCTTTACCAGCAGCTTTAGCCCCTTTGAATAACTTGTCGGCAATTTGTTTGGTTACGTCCCCCAAATCACCTGGGATAAGTCCAGTAATAAGGGTATTCATACCTATGTTTTTCCAGACAAGATTTCTTACATCATCTGTAATTTCCTTGTTATCATTCATCAGGTCAGCCATCATCACACCACCTGACTGAATACCTTGCATTGCGGACATTGGTGCGGTTCTCTTAACAAGTGACGCATAGTTTTTCAAACGGTTCCACAATGTCCAGCCAGCCTTACCTGCACCAATCGCTGTACCTACAGCTGCACCAACTTCACTACCTGCTGCTGCACCTGGTGCTGCACCGACACCACCCAACCCTAATGCTCCAGCTATTGCACCTGCACCTGCACCAATACCTGATACGATAGCGGAGTCAGCTGCCAGACCACCAGCAAGGTCACCACCAATACTCGCGAGAAGTTCCGGGTTACTTAATACGTATTTCATTGCATCAGCAACACGGCCTTGCGATAGGTAATAATTCAATGTTTGTTTTTGTGCTTTTAATGTCTTTGAGTCACCTTCATCAAGCCATTTCTGGAACTCTGCCTGATATTTTACACCTTGACCAAGACCAGTCTCTTTGTCTCCATCACCGCCCAAGCCATCTAACAGCGCACCAATGTTAGTAACTGAACGCATCGCACTAGAGGATGCTCCTTTAACGACTGTTTTGATAGAGTCCGTGATACTGTTATCGTTGTCTTCTTTCTCGTCCATGCCATATGTCTTTTTCGCATTGGCAATCGAGCCTTCAAGTGTCCACCCTTGGGCTTGTTTTTCTGCTAACTGCTCAGGCGTTAAATTAGCGGCATACCACTTAAACGCGTCATCTAACATATCTCTACGTACAGCAACAGGGAGTTTATTCGCCTGGTCAGGATTAAGGCCGTACAATGTCCAGAACAAATACGGAGTAAGTTTAGTCGTGTCACGCATACGTGCACTATTCAAACTCTTACTTCCGTTATTTGTTATATCGGATGTGTCATTCTGCGCAGCAGAAATTACACCGCTGTATTTATTGAATAGTGGCTCAACTGATTTCTTTAACTGTTCAGCGTGTGCGTCATCTTGCACTAAGATTGGTGTGAACTTAGTTGGTTGGTTGAAATCATACACAGGTTTCTGTGGTGCAGATTGTCCTTCTGTTTGCTGAGGTTGTTGTGCCTTAACAAATAATCCAGTCTGTTGCTGTTGAGGTTCTGCTTGTTGCTGTGAAGTAGGTAGCTCACGACCCTGACGCGTATACAAGTCCTGCATAGATTGTGGCAATACACCTGTACCATAATAGGTACGCACGTCTTCAAATTTCGCTGAATTGTCCGCTGCAGGATCACCTTGTGATTTCAATACATCATAGGCTTTACGACGAAGTTCCCAATCATATTCAACTGGATCCATTTGTGATTTCATAGGTCGCAAAAACCCACCTTGTTGTGGTGGGTTAGCAAAGGATAAGTCGCCAACACCGGTTGCTCCGGCTGCTATCTCTTGTGGTGTCAACATAAGTTAAATACCCCATAATTGGTTTTGTGCATTTCTATTCTGCTCTCCAACCAAGCGTGCAAGTTCAGGATCAACCATTCCAGAATAGTCAATTTTGACTGGTTGGTTTTGATTAGCCTCTGCGATTTGCTCTTGTTGTGTCGCCTGTGTATTTGGCTGATTATACATCTGAGCGTAAGGATTTTCCACTTGCGTTACGCCTTGTTGCATTTGTGGCATGAATGGATTACCGTTTTGCTGACCACCCCCTGCGGTCGCATACTGGTCGTAATTGTTGAGGGTTATATTTGGATCATTGAGGTGCTTTCTCAGTGAGTCCTGGACAAACTTCATATCACGTGTTTTTTGCGCATATGGTGAACCAGGTAAACTTGCCCATGTACCTGCAGATTTACGGATAGCTGTATTGAAGTCACCATTTACAATGTAGGGTAATGCACCGTTTTGTTTTAGCAAGGCGATGGCTGCCATACGCTGTGTCTGTGGTTGGAAGTCATTTACTTCGTACCCTTGTCTGCGTAAATCATCGTATGTACTGTTTAAGAACTGGAACGCACCAGCTGCTGATGATGTGTTTTTCTTGCCATCAGTTTGGGTGAACCCCCATGAAGGGAACCCACCTGCACGTGACAAGTCTTGGATCATAACCTTGCCGCCACCTGCAACCGCATACGGGTTAGCGTGCTTGGACGTACCTTCTGCGTCCATCAGCATATTTAAATATGCGTTTACGTTTGCGTTGTTTGCATACTGTTGCAGGTCTTTAAAACTTGCCATTACTTAATTCCCCACATGTTGTAAAAACTGTTATCCACTCCGCGTGTCTGGTACCCATCTCTAAACTCAGATTTGTATTGCGGCAGTGCTGGTGTATTGACTGGCTTGATTTGTTGTGTGTACAATTTCTCGTAAGGGTTGATTACTTTTTGCGTATCTTCCTTACCAGTAAAAGTGTACCCAGCCTGTTCCGGTGATGTACCGTTAAATGCAGATTCGACTGGAGTTGTCTGAACAGCTGTAGCAGTGGTTGGTTGCCCGTTTAGCGGTGCGATAGAACTGTTATACACTGTGATTAAGTCTTGTACATAAGTAGGTGACTCTGCCCACTTACGCCCACCCTTACCGTTTTGGAGAGCATTAGCAAATGCACCAAAATCCTTAGCACCTTTCGTACCTGGATAAAGTCGTTCCATCAATCCTACATAGTCTTTAGCAAATGAATCATCACTGTCGTATGTACGGAACTTGCGTAGGTTACCTGCATCACGTGCCACTACTCCATCACGTCCTTTACGGAACTCGTGAATGCCAGCATAGTTATGTGAACCACGTGGGGTAATTTTACCCCACATTGATTCTTGACCAAGTTGGGCCACAAGATAATCCACTGGGATCCCAGCCTTATCTGCATACGGCTGTAGAATCGGTGCCCAGTATTGTCTAAATTGTCCTGCTACTGTCTGTGTCATAATTTACTCGTTTGCGTATGTTGAGTTTGCTAGGGTTTTTTTGTCTTTGGATTCCTTCGCCGCGTTCTTAGACTCACTCGTTACAAGCGACATCACTGAAGCATTGGTCGGTGCTCCTGACCACATTCCACCATAAGAACCATTGAGGGATCGGTTTAAAGTAGTTGCTGCGTTGAGTCGTGCCGCTGCAGCTGCTTGTGGAGAACCACCTGCTACACCCGCCATTGCACGATCTGCACTAACTCCATTGATAACTTGACCATTTGGTGCTACCACGTTTACAGTTCCATCGCTATTAAATGTGACGCCATTCAAGCCTGTATGCGCTCTAAATCCATTTGCGGAGACCATATTTGGTGTATCTGCACCATAATACATACCAGCCGCTGTGTTACGAGTTTGAGCATTATCAAGGCCTTGTTGTGCTGGTGCGTATGCGTTTGCAGCTGCACCCCAAATACCCATACGTTGTGCTTGTTCCGCCGTAGCCAGGTTAAGAGCCTCTTGTGCGTTAAGAGCCATGCCACTTTGCATATACTCTTGTGCCAGACGATGTGTCTCAGGATCTGCCTGAACCTGCATTAATCCAGCTGTCGCTTCACCTTGCAAGTTGGCGGCTCTACTTTGTTCATAACGGGCTTTTGCTGCAGCGGCTCGATTGCGTAAATTCCAATAGGCTTCTTGATCACCAAAGTCACCACGAATACCATTCGGCATAGCATAAGGATCAACTTTACCTTGCGGGTCTAAGTATGTGGTGTCATAGCGGTACCCACCATTAGGCAATCTCTCATAAATAGGATAACCATTTGCACCCATCTTAACTGGTGGCTCTGCAGGGCGTTGATACACTTGCTGTGTAGCTTGTGTTGGTACTACCTGCTGTACGGCTTGTGTGGTCTGCGCTTGCTGTGCTGGTTTTTCTTCAGCCTTCGTAG